CCTTGATACGTGCCATGAGCAACGATAAGGAAGCCTTCCTGAGCCTTACAGAGACCACTGAGCAGCTTGCTGAGTATGTCACCAGTGCTGGATTCAATAACTGGGAAAGTGGTGCTTCGATTGACGGCGCTATTCCTGTTGTGGACGGTGTTACCAGCGGCACTGTAATTACTGGAGATACTATCTTTGGCGGCTCCGGTAATGATACCCTTATTTTTAACCAACCATGATCACTATTCTTGGTATTAAAGTGTCGTATGAGACACTTGCTTTCTTCATCCTTTTTATTGCCTCTGAGTACCTTGGTGTAACTAAAAAGCGTAAAGCTAATAGTGTTACACAAGCTATCTCTATGGCAGCTGCTTACTTCAGTAAGACTCGTACTGAGGATGATACTGTTCGTCGTATTCGTCGTACCTTTAGAGGGAAATAGTAATGGTACTGCTGCCAGTTAAGCAGTACTACCCTCAGACAGATAGTGCAACAGGTCACGGAGATCGGATGTGCTTTAGCTCAACATGCGCTATGGCTATCAAGTATCTCCGTCCTGATGCATTAAAGGGTAGTAATGCAGATGATGATTACTTGAGAACAGTCCTTAAATACGGTGATACTACACTCTCCACTAGTCAAATTAAAGCCTGTCAGCAGTATGGTGTCTTTGCTTCTTTTTACCAAAAAGGAACAAGACAAGCTCTACTCAACGAACTAAAGGCAGGCTTTCCAGTAGCTGTTGGCATCCTCCACAAAGGTCATGTCTCCAACCCTGTTGGTGGTGGCCACTGGATGCTCCTAATTGGGGACACTGGGGAACATGGTGTCTTCCACGATCCATACGGTGAGATGGATAACGTTAATGGAGGCTATGTCACCATTGGTAGTGGTGGTAAGGAAGTTAGCTACTCCTGGCGTAACTGGTTAAAGCGTTGGGAAGTTGAAGGTCCAGGGACTGGTTGGTTCATGACCTTCCGACCTACTCAGCAAACGAGACCTATAGCTACCGTTGAGAATACCTGGAAAGGAGTTAAGGCTGCTGCACAGATTGCTGGAGCTAAATATCCAGAGGTAGTTGCTGCTCAATGGGCTTTAGAAAGTGGCTATGGTAAACACACCTCTGGTAAGAACAACTATTTTGGATTAAAGGGTGAAGGTTCTGAGCGTGAAACCAAAGAATTCATCAACGGTAAATGGATCACCATTAATGCCGGATTTATTGACTTCCCTGATCTCCAAACCTGTGTCTCCTATCTTGTAGATCGTTGGTATCGAGACTACAAAACTTATAAAGGCGTCAATCGAGCCACCTCTCGTGATGACTGCGCTCGTCTTCTTCAAAAAGAAGGTTATGCAACTGACCCGACTTATCCCGAGAAACTAATTCGATTAATGTCTGAAAATGATTGAAGCAGCTATTACGGGAGCTATTAGTCTTGTTCTTGGTGTTGGAGGAGGAGTTATGAGTGTCAGCGGTAGAGCATCTAGTCGTATGAACAGTATCGACAAGCGTATTGATGACATTGAACTCCGTCTTGCTGAAAAGTATGTACCAAGACAAGAACTAGCAGCTGCCTTACAAAAAATGGAGGATCACATGATCCGTATTGAAAACAAACTAGATCAAATTGTCCTTAGAAATGGCTAACAAAAAGGCAACTGAGGACATGTTTAACGAGTTACATAACCTCGTTACTACTGAATTCCTCAAGCGAATCAAGAGTGGAGAAGCCTCTGCTCAAGAACTTAAAGCTGCTTGTGATTGGCTTGCTAAGAATGACATCAGTGGGGTTGCTTACGATGGTAACCCCCTTGATAAACTCGCTAATGTACTACCTAAGGTAGACCCTGAACTCGTACAGAAGAGGCTTTATGGCAAGTCGTACCTCTAAATACTATAAAGAAAATCCAGAGGCTAACAAAAAGCGTCTTAAACAACAAGCACGCTACAACCGTCAATCCCTACAAATTCAAAAACGTGTTGAACTTAATCGTGAAAACAGAAAACGTGGCACCTACGGTAACGGAGATGGCATGGATGTATCACACAAAAAAGATGGTTCAACATTCCTTGAAAAAGCCTCTACTAATCGAGCTAGAAACAGATCTCGGAAATGACACCGCTACTTCCGTCCCCTGATCACTATCTCCACAACCTAATAACGATGACAAGTCCCGAAGCAAAGCGTCTTTGGAGACGCGCTATCAAGGAACATTTTAATTGTCAGTGTGTCTACTGTGGAAATCACTATGAACTACATGAACTTACATTGGATCACGTTCGTCCTCGCTGTTTTGGTGGGGAAGACCTTACATCAAACCTTGTTCCCAGTTGTTGGAAATGTAATCAGGCTAAAGGAAGTAGAAATTGGTTGTCGTGGATGAGGGAAACCTTTGGGATTACCCATAGGGAACGTCTTATTTTACAACATATACAGTAATGGCTCCTCGTAAAAGTTTACCTTGGGAGAAGTGGAAGCAAAAAGCTGAAGCTGAGTACATTAAAAATAAATATAGCGTTAAGGAAATGATCAGAGATTGGGGGTTTCCATCTGATTTAGATCCTGACGAATGGGGTTTTAACTTTCAAAATGGTGTTCTTAGAAAAAAGAATGTCCGTGTTAGAAAAGAAACTCGTGGTTCTGAAGCAAGGCGTGCTGCTACAAATGAACAGACCTTAACACGTAACGATTATATTGATTATGCTAAACGAAATGGCTATCCAGTCGAACAAGCTAATCAACTATTTGAAGAAAACGAAGCACGTCTTAAAGAACTAAAAGGTCAAAAGAGCACTACTCAGCATTATGAACATTTGCTTCCTACACGGTCTCCTATGCGTGGAGGAGTAGAGCATTATCGTAACATTGTAATGATGGGTAGCGAGGAAAACCTTGCTAAATCTGACTATCTTGCATCTATACCAGCAGCTAGAGAAGCAGGGGTACCTTTAACTAAACAAGGTGCCCTTTTTGCTGACTTTAATCAACTACCATTACCTACAGATCAACGTCGAGTTGATATTATCCTTGAGGATATTGCTACTCAAGAAGCACCTAAAACTACTCGTGATGTTCGAGCAGCTCTTCAGCAAAGTGAAATGGCTGAAGCTGTTGGACAAAAGTTTAAATTTAGTGGTGGTGGTGTCCGATTAGGTGCAGCACTTGGTGCATTACCTGTTGTTGGTTCTATCTTTGATGTAGGTGATGTACAAGCTGGTGTTCAAGGGTATACGAATGAGGAGCAGACACCAATGCAACAATTTGGTAGTGGTCTTCAAGCGTTATCTGGAGCTACTGGTCTTGCTGCTATGGTTCCTACACCAGCTTCTCCTATCCTTGGCGCTGCATCTGCAATTAGTGGAGCAGGAGCTGCTGCAGTACAATCTGGAGCAGTAGAAAAAGTTATGGAAGCTACACCTACTGTAGTTAAGAATATCCAACAGATTGAACGTCTTCTTAATCCTGTTGGCGCTTCGATTACTAATGAATTAAAGTTTATTGGTGGTCAAGTTAGGTTAGGTAGGATTCCTTATTTTAACTAATTACTCATTAGAGGCGTCTACAAGCCCCTACAAGGCGCCTCTTTACTCACTTAGGTATATTCTACCACATGAATGTTTTAGATGCCCTTAAAGGCGATTTTAAGATCTTTCTTCAAGCGTTATGGCAACAGTTAGATCTACCTTCACCTACCCGTGCTCAATACGCCATCGCAGACTACCTGCAACACGGTCCTAAACGACTACAGATTCAAGCATTTCGAGGGGTAGGTAAGAGCTGGATTACTGGTGCCTTTGTTCTTTGGACACTGTTCAACAACCCTGAAAAGAAAATCATGATCATCTCCGCTTCAAAGGAGCGTGCAGATAACATGTCCATCTTTCTTCAGAAGCTTATTATTGAGACACCATGGCTATCACATTTGAGACCAAAGAGTGATGATGCCCGGTGGTCTCGGATCTCCTTTGACGTTAATTGCTCTCCTCACCAAGCACCGTCCGTTAAGTCTGTAGGAATCACAGGTCAGCTAACTGGTAGCCGTGCAGACCTGATGATTCTTGATGACATCGAAGTGCCTGGTAACTCGATGACTGAGATGATGCGAGAGAAGCTCCTCCAGTTGTGTACTGAAGCTGAATCTATCCTTACCCCTAAAAAGGATAGTAGGATCATGTACCTAGGCACTCCTCAGACTACCTTCACCATCTACCGAAAGCTAGCGGAACGTAACTACAAACCCTTTGTTTGGCCAGCACGTTACCCTCGTAAGCTATCTAACTATGAAGGTCTTCTAGCTCCTCAAATACAAGAAGACATAGAAGTAGGTGCTGAACTTTGGGATGTAACAGACCCTGATCGTTTCTCTAATGATGATCTAGTCGAACGTGAAGCATCAATGGGTCGTAGCAACTTTATGTTGCAGTTCATGCTAGACACTAGTCTTAGTGATGCTGAGAAGTTCCCACTTAAGATGGCAGACCTTATCGTTACAGCAGTTAACCCTAAGGAATGTCCTGATGCTGTGGTTTGGTGTTCCGATCCATCTAACGTTATTAAAGACCTACCAACAGTTGGTCTACCTGGTGATTACTTCTACTCACCACAGATCATGCAAGGTGATTGGTTACCATACACTGAAACTATCTGCTCAGTAGACCCATCAGGTAGAGGTACTGATGAAACAGCAGCTTGTTTCCTTAGTCAACGTAATGGCTTTATCTACCTTCATGAAGTACGTGCTTATAATGATGGTTACAGTGATGCTACACTGTTAGACATTCTTAGAGGTTGTAAAAAGTTTGGTGTTACTAAACTCCTCATTGAGACAAACTTTGGTGATGGTATTGTAGCAGAACTATTTCGTAAACACCTTCAACAAACTAAACAAGCTATTGACATTGAAGAAGTACGTGCTAACGTCCGTAAAGAAGACCGAATCATTGATACACTTGAACCAGTCTTTAATCAACATAAGCTAATTGTCAATAGAGCAGTTATTGAGTGGGACTTTAACTCAAATAAAGACGCAGCACCTGAAACACGACTCCTATACATGCTCTTTTACCAGATGAGTCGTATGTGTCGTGAAAAAGGTGCAGTTAAACACGACGATAGACTCGATTGCCTAGCTCAAGGTGTTAAATACTTTACAGATGCACTAGCAATTAGCGCTCATGAAACAATTAAACAACGTAGACAAGAAGACTGGAATGATCTTCAAGAAGCTTGGTTAAATGACCCTCAATCCGCAGCTAATCATATGGCATTTGGCTTTAATTTAGATCAACGTAGACAAGCAAGAATGCTTGAAGGTAAAAAGTCAGTCCCCACCTGGGTTTAAGACCGATAACCGCCGTATACAGGGGAAGGGAAGGGTGGACCCGACTCCTGGGAGGGAAAGACACGTCTCTAACGAGACAATCTTTCCCTTTTCTTTAATGAACAGTGAGGGAACAAAAGACAAAGATCTCCCTCTTAGTTCATTCATCTACTCTACTAACTGAATCCAGTGAGTACTGATTCTCCCCATCCTTCTGAATCCTGTCACTACTGATACTACTGTATGCGTAATGAGTAGAACACATCGTAATCAACCACTACGTAATCAATTCCGTCATCCTAAAACATTTAATGAATGTAAGCAAATACGTGTATCAAATGATTACTACGATTCTCAATATACGGTAAGTACTAGGAATCGTTATATTCCTACTGCATGGGATGATATTACTGCTTCTTCTATTTACCAAAACGATTACCACCACCAATGACTCATACTGCTACACTCGTACACATCACTCCTGATGCAGAAGATCTCATTGCTTACATGGCAAGAGTCTCTAATCCTTCTAATCAATCAAACACTCAGACAAGTGCTAGGTTGATTAAATATCTCATTGATCATCAACACTGGTCTCCATTTGAAATGGTGAGCATGTGCGTGTCTATTGAGACAACAAGGAGTATTGCAGCACAAATCCTTAGGCATAGGAGCTTTAGCTTTCAAGAGTTTAGTCAGAGGTATGCACAGGTAGAGAAAGTAGCTGGTATCCCAGAACTACGTAGACAAGATACCAAGAATAGACAGAATAGTATTGATGACCTAGATGAAGTAGTAAAGAAAAACTTTCAATTTCGTATAGGGTCATTGTATTCTGATTGTTATGGGCTGTATAAAGAACTGGTAGCAGCTGGTGTGGCTAAAGAATGTGCACGAGAAGTGTTGCCAATGGCAGCTCCTACTAAGTTGTATATGAATGGTACAATCAGGTCTTGGTTGCATTATTGTGATTTAAGGACTGGTCATGGTACGCAGAAAGAACATGCACAGATAGCAGGTCAAGTGCAGGATTTATTGTATCAATTCTTACCTAATGTGTGTAAAGCAATGTGGGATAAGGAATGAAGCGATTAAATGAGGCTAAACGCTTCATGAGAGGTGGCTAGAAGGCTCTGTATGGGGTCTTTGGGTAGTGTCAGGTGTCGTTGCACATGTTGAGCATTTAAAGCCTCTTACAGGTCATTCTGAAGGGGCTTTAGTTTTTGACTAAAATTTCTCAAGCCTTATCCTACGCTGAAGCAGCGACGCAACCCCCCATAGGGGTACCCCCGGATGCACACAGGCGCAGGCAGGCGCACGCGCGTTTATGTCCACGCACGCACATGTATGTCCATGTCCAGAGCATCTGCATCAGGCACAGGTACGCTGGACAGGGCTAGGCACATGCACACACGAGGCAGCAGCAACTATGCGGCACCACGCATAACCACATCTCAAACATCTGTAGAGCCTATTGAGAACGTTATTGAGAACCCAGTCATACCAATGGATCTCAACGATCAACTGTACCATAAGCAACACTGATAACCGCTGCAACAACAGGGATCAAGCTGTACTATGTGCCACTTAGCATCACTGTCCACTGCTCTGAGCTGCTAGGCTCTACCCATACTCTTCTTTGATGTTGAGAGTATCTCGACTCTCCCTGTTAAGGGTGAGGAGAGTCTCGAAACTTCAACCAGAAGAGATGAGAGGCACCACCAACTGAATACGGCAAGCAGTCCTTGGCACTGTGCCACCTGACAAGCCGACCACCACTCCTTGACAAACCGCTCCAGCCATGCTATGGTGAGAGCATCGAACCTCGAAAACTCAATAGCCAAGGCTGAGTATGACCACGGGTCACTGCCGCCACACTGCCGCCGAGCGGGTTCCGGTAGTGTGGGTTAGGGTACACTCAATGTGCCAGCCGTGCCACGCCGAGAAGGGTGTCACCAGTACCACACCGCCGAGCCACAGGCGGTATACAAGTTTGCTCATGGCTTCATGCGTCTGTTGTAGCGGTGAAAGCGATACGCTAAGACGCAACTATCCACTTGTCTTTTGTTTACATGTTCAGCTTCAACGTTACTGATCGCACCTCTTCTGCCATTCGTTGTCTGCTTGTTGATCCTATTCGTGGCACTGCTTGTGTCGATTTCCAGAATGGGTATGCATACAGCTACATCAATGTGTCTCGTCGTGCTATCCTCAACCTGCTAGCACAACCTAACATGTCGCTTGGATTCTGGGTTAACCAGAACCTTGTGAATGCAACTCGTGTCTACGAGAATCCTCTTCAGGTTATTGGTTGATAGTTAGTTACACTTTGGCATCACATCGCTGATGCTTTTCTGTAGCTTACTTAACGCTACACTTTGTTCATTCATTGTGTTATGCAAACCTATCAATTGTTCTTTGGTCGTAACATACCTAACGGTGGTTACGTTAGCGATCTCAACCTTCGTGCATTCATTGAGGGTGTGTTAGATGTAGCCTTCGAAGGTTACACAATACAACACGTCCAAGGTGTATGGAAAGGTGAGCATGAGCCTACGTTACTTGTGACAGTATGCACTGCATGTGCAGACAAGATCAAGGACGTGGCTAATGCTTACAAGAATGCATTCAGTCAGGATGCAGTAGGTGTACAAGTTCTCCCTTCAATGTCGTTTGTTTGATTATGCTTTACCAAGTTAACTATAACCGTGGTTACAACACACCTGTGTGTGCCACTGAGTATGTACATGCCGACTCATATAAGGAAGCATGGGTAATGGGTGACTGCAAAGCAGTATACCCTGAGAAAGTCTTTGATGTTTATCCTATCAACAACCATGATTGATGTAACCTTTGCATTTGAGTTGTTCTCTTGTTGGTTAGCACGTGAGATGTGGCCAACAGATTACTATGACTTTCTCTCACAACTTGATGGT